TTATTTCGCCTTTTGGTTTTTCTTTCCATGTTTTGCCGCGGCACCACCCACTATTTATAGCCTTGGGGTAAAGGTTCTGTATATCTACCTATGGCCTCTGTTTCGTCGATTTTGACCATTCAGAGAAGACATTTCGGTTCAAATGACTGTTTGGCTTTGGCAGCAGTGGGGGTCTGCAACTCCCCCACCCTCTAGTGGAATGAGACACTTTTGGGGTTGACCCTGCCCACCTCTAGCCACATCCTGGGTGTCTTAGTAGACCGACCAGGCGGAATCGTGTGTAAAATCCATCACATGTAAAGGTGTTTCCGGACCCAGTCCGGATATCGTGGAGAACCAGCGACTTACCAATCATGAACGACTATACTGAACAAGAGTTTCATGAAATCAGACGACTCCATCTTGGAGGAGGGCTGAATACAATTATTGCCAGATTAAAACGACATGATGAAAGGTACGCTGGATTGGGAAATTGGGAACGATTCAAAAATTGGTGGTTCGATGCACGTATTTGGAGAGATGACCCTGCACGGCAAGTGATTGCTATTGCCAGGGAAGAGGTTCTTTATGAGCAAGATGTTATAGAGGGAGAAGATTTCCGTGACTCCAACACTCATGGAGTTAGGAATCGTATCCCCAAGATAGCAGCTCATTTTGCCAGATGTGCTAGAAACGAGCTTGAGATTGAATTCACTGAGGCTGACCGTATGGTAGTGAAGAGTTACATTTATAAGTTGATGAAGATGAGAGGCATGAGGACTTCGCACATTACGATGTGCCTTCCTTTGGCCGTTACTCTCAGTTTTTTAAAGACTGAATATGAAATTCAAGCGGATATGGCTAGCGCGACTCATGAATATAATGATATCGTTAGTAGGGGCGACAGGGGTTGGTATACCCGTGGTCGTCCATGGGTGTTTAATTGGTTTGGGTCCAAGACGACCAGACCAAGGATGCGCCCAGAATAGGGGCGCCTGGTGAAAGTCACTAGGATGGTTAGCAGCGTGAGCTGTGCTCCCGACCATCCTGATTTAGTAGTGACTTTAACATCGGGTGCACCACAAACACGTTATTTGGATCGATTGCAGGGTCTCTCACCTGCTCCGCCATTTAATGCTTACCAGACCCAATGCATTTTCACACTTGAGAGGGCCGTGAAAGAAAGGATACTCAATGTAAAAGTTGATGGACTCTTTCGATCACCCCCCCAGCCCTCCAGTCGTCAGGCATTTTTTGATCTGCTTGCTCCATTTTGGAACCAATTCAAATCACTTACTCGATATTCCAAACCAATGACACAGAAGCAATTCTGTGCTTCTTATTGGTCTCGCAAGAGGGTAGTGTACGAAAAGGCAACAGAAAGTTTAAGGACCAAGCCTGTCCAAATGAAGGATTCGTATTTGTCTTCGTTTGTTAAGGTGGAAAAATCAAATAAAGCTGACCCTGTACCGCGTGTAATTAATCCGCGTCACCCGCGGTATCATGTTGAAAATGGCAGGTATGTAAAGCCTGTTGAGAAGAAAATTTATAAGGCGATTGGCGTAGTGTTCGGCTCGCCCACGGTGTTCAAGGGACTTAATGCATCCGACCGTGGCCGAACACTTAGACAGAAATGGGATAACATTGTTGATCCCGTTGCTTTACTGCTTGATGCTTCTCGATTCGATCAGCATGTTTCTTTTTTTGCGCTCATGTGGGAACACATGTGTTATCAGGCATATTACCCTGGAGATAAATTTTTTGCCATGCTATTAAGCTGGCAGAGAGTTAACAAGGGATTTGGCTATTGCAAAAATGGGCATTTGAAATTTAAATGCCGTGGGTGCCGCATGTCTGGTGACATGAATACGGCACTTGGAAACTGTTTGTTGATGTGTGCGATGATCTATTCCTTTATGCACTCGATCGGAGTCAAATGCTTTGAATTAGCAAATGATGGTGATGATTGTGTGCTTATTATTGGTAAACGTGATCTCCACAAAGTCGAGCGAGCCTTACAGGGCTGGTTTTTGGCGGCTGGGTTCACCATGAAAATGGGTGAGCCAGTTTACGAGTTCGAAAAGATCGAATTCTGCCAATCACAACCAGTCTGGACGCCATCCGGCTATGTAATGGTTCGTTGTGTCCCTATTTGTATTTCCAAAGACTGTGTTAGCATAAAGCCGCTCAATAGCAAGAAATTGTTTGAGAGTTGGTGTGCAGCAGTTGGTGAGGGTGGTTTGGCCTTAGCAGGTCAGATCCCGGTGCTTCAAGATTTTTACCATTCTGTTTTTTTGAGCAGTAATGGTACTAAGGCGATGAAGCATGACCCCACCATGGAAACTGGATTAGTTATGCTTTCTAAGGGGATGAAGCGATCCTATGGGGACATCCACCCAAGGACACGCTATTCATTCTGGAAAGCTTTTAATATTGAACCAGCTAGGCAAAGGATGCTAGAGAGAGAGTATCAAAAAAGGGTCGTGGCGTACGACCCGCAGGCGCCATCGCTCCTACCCCCATTCAAATTTATTTGAGTGGGGTTAGGGTGGTATGAGACCGGACCTTCGGGGATCATTAAAACCGCTACCTTGATCAAGTGTAGGAGCGGACTATATCGGTTGATGGGTTAACGACCATCCCTTTCATATGTTAGCAGGTCAAGGGACATGAGTGATCCCGCCTGTCCATCACCTTGTTTCCTGGAGTTTTAGCCAGGTTGTTCCATCAGACGTGTGAGCACACCATAGGTGTGTTTGCCGGTTGAAGCAGAGTTCTAGCTGCCTATTGGGTTGTCCTCAGTAATTGCCCAAAACTGTCATTTCAGTGCTAAACAGAATGCCAAGAGACTGCACGGCGCTTCCATTGGTTTGAGGATGATGTACAGTCCCCGTGGTCATAGGGTCTCCAACACCATGACTAACAAAAATACTAAAAAACAACCTAAGTCTCGCAAGATGCCAAAGCAAAAGAAAAACCTCAACGTTACTTCTACTGCCTTGGTGCTACGAGCCAAACCATCTGCTCCTTTGAGAGGTGGTTTGCAAGTTCCTAAAGTGAAACCGCCCCCTAACAAGGCTTCACTTCCCCAGTTTGCAGTTGCTCAACTTGACCCATTCTGCCCTGAAGCTTTTGGAGCTAAGGTTCCAGATGATGCTACAGCACCTAGTGCTGTTGCATTTTCTCGTGATCTTTTAACCTTTAGTGTTGGTGCCACATTTGCTGGCTCGGGACAGTTTTTTCGGTTCGACCCTGGTGCTGCCTTTGTCTTTCCGACTCCAACTTCCAGTACCAGCTGGACTTGGCCAGCTTTAGCTGCTGCTACTGCTGTGTCCAATCAAGCTGCCCTCACGTCTACGTTCTCTCTTTTGAGAACAGTCGCTTTTGGGCTGAAGTTGCAGACTCGTCAAGCTGCTTTAACTGCTGGGGGCTTTGTCCACATCGCTCTGGTCCCGGAGGCTCTCCAGGCCGGAGTTTTTGCTTATCCCACCAGTGTGGGGACCATGGAGTACTCACCATATTATCGCAGAATCCCTCTTGCGGATTTGATTTACGATGAGGTGCTCATTCCCGGTAGATTTACTGATCATACTGGATTTAGGTACATGGCTCCTGGTAACATTGATTTGACCTACACTTTTTCTTACCCGTCCACTGGATGGTTAGGAATTATGGTTTGGGTAGAGGCAAATGGCTTGTCTGTTACTAATATCCTCGATGCTGAAGTTATTCATCATTATGAGGGTTTGGTTCAGGCTGCTACTGGTGCTTCCGGAGTCATTGATATGACTAAGGCTGCTCCTTGCTCTCCCGCTGTTATGGCGGCCACAACATACGTCGTGGATCAGTCTGAACCTGTGAAGGTCATTGCTGAGGACGAGGAAAACACCGGTGATTTCTGGCGTGATGCTATTGGATTGTTTGGAGTTGGTCTTAAAATCGCCAATGGATTCTTTCCCATGCTCACACCAGTTCGCAAAGCTTTTCGAATGTTAGGTATGTAAACAACCCGGTCCGAAGACCTTAAACTACACAATTGGGAGTGTTTTCCTTTCCCTGGCAAGAGGGCTGATTACCCGGGAGTTGTTCATTCCCCCATCCCAAACGTTTCAAGTTGCCCTTGAAATTTCTTAGTGGCCTAAAACGGCTTTATTCATATAGGGTGCCTGCCACCTACCCACTATAATTCGCAGCTCGAGGATTCACTCGATGGCCGTGTTTGTGTGGAGACTGGAATGAGGATTATTGCTTCTCCAATTTTGGTTATTCATAGTGCGACTCGAGCACTTCCTGATGGCTGAATGGAGTTAACATGAACCCATGTGAAACTAGATCTTATCTTATAAAATATCAATAAAAACACAAAAATATAACCAGACCTTCTGGGATATCAAAGGTGCAATATAGTAAATACAAAAATAGCTACTTTGAGTTTTAAGTCTCAATTTAGGGTGCCCATCACAGGTATTGATGGGAGGGTTGCCACACCAAAAGTGGATGGTTCGCTTGGAGGAGAGCGTGGAAGGGCTTTGACAAACCCTGGTCTACCATATTAAAGGACGGATGTCGTTAAGCACTTTATTAAAGATCCAGCATCCAGCTGGGGAGGGCA